TCCACAGCCACGTGAATATTATCGGAGCAAATTGACGGCTTTGAATGTTCCTAAGCGGCAAGGTACTGCTCCTGAGTTGTTGACTGCTGCTGGGGCTAGAAATCTGAATGCGCCTGTGTTGGCACTTCCTCAGGAGGAGGATTTGTTGATTCGTGATATATGGAATGTGTTCTTGGACACCTGTTGTGTGGCTGATGCTCGGGTCAAGCTTAAGAGTTTTCAGCATGATCCAGTTGCGATGGCTGAGGACGCTTTGAAGGATTGGGCATCGAAGGCTAAGACCGGTAATTTGGAGGCGATCAAACGGGATATGGAACAGACGTCTAGGTCTTTGGCTGAGATGTCTGTTGCGGATTACTTGATGATGTTGAAAGCAGATATGAAGCCGACTATGAGCAATAAGCCAGTTACGGAGATTACGGCTCCGCAGGTTATTGTGTATCATGAGAAACCTTTGTCAGCTATGTTTAGCTCTATCTTTCGCGTATTGGTGAGGAGGTTTTTGTCTTTGCTTAAACCTAATTACCATGTCAATTTGTTGAAGGATACGGAGGATATAGGCAATTTTATTAAGGCTAATCATCCTTTCGGCGTTACAGGTTTGAATTATTTGGAGAATGATTTTTCCAAATACGATAAGTCTCAATCTGCTTTCGCCTTTGCGTTGGAACATTATGTTTTCACGGAGTTAGGTATGAACCTTGAGATGTTGAATCAGTGGTCTATGGGTCATGTTGATTGTTCATTGCGTTCGGTGTCGGTGGGTTTGTCACTGCACGTGATGTATCAGCGGAAGTCTGGGGATGCGACCACTTCTTTCGGCAATGTGTTGCTCAATATTTTGAGTGTCACTTATGCTTATCGGGGCACTCGTGTTATATGGGCGGTATTCATGGGTGATGACTCTTTGGTATGTTGTACGGTGGTGTCAGCGGATGCAGACGCGGTTCAAGTTTTGGCTGAGGTGTTTAATTTGTCGGCAAAATATTACATTACCATGGCTCCTTATTTTGCTTCCAATTTTGTCGACATAGATTCTGAGTCCATGACTGTGCGTATGTGTCCTGATCCCATAAAGCGTATAGAGCGTTTGTCAATGCATATTGCTGCTGACGATCCTCAATGGAAAGAACGGCATATTAGTTTCAAGGATGCGATGGGTGTGTACCTGGATGGACAGTCTGTGATGGCTTTGGCCAAACTCGTTCCTCAGAGGTATGAGGTTGATGAAGGCTTGGTTCGTGGAGCCGCTTCTGCGCTGGGGACGTTGGTTGCGTCATATGACAAGTTCAGGGGTATGTGGGAGGAGGTTCCTACTATTCTACAAGCGTAGGCATTAACTGGTCGTCGGACTATAAACGGGTTATTCAATAACTAGTCGCCGGACTATAAATGTGTGATCAAACGATCAAATTTAGTTGATGAATTGTTTTATTTATATATTTTCCTTAATTCATCAACTAAATTTGATCGTTTGATCACACATTTATAGTCCGGCGACTAGTTATTGAAT